ACTTCTAAAAGCTTTAAACAGTTTCTTACAGATGGATGATCAATATCATCAATCTCACTTATCATTTCTATTCTTGAATATGATACCCTATACTTGTAACCAAAATATGGTGGTAAATCTTTAACACTTAGATAACAATGGTGATCTATTGCAGCTGAGATAATTCTCGACTTATTGAAAGTGTACCAATCTGGGTAATCAGTACCGCCGCCAAAAAGTGAAAGACGATATGGTGTTTTTGATATAATCATATTAAAAACTTTCAGATGTTTGTATTATATTTTCTTTTGAAAGGTTGTTTTTATTCAATAAATATTCTCTACCACCATTTTCAAAAAAGTATTCTTCAGGTAAAGTAACAGCTTTTATTTTAGGAAAGAGACCATTTTTACTTACCCATTCCCATACTGCTGATGATAATGAGCCTGATGGTGTTTGTTCATCAACAACAATAATACCATCACTTTTGTTTATCTGTTCTGTAAGCTCTATATCATAAGGAAAAGGCTTAGACTTTAGAATATCAGCAAAGGCAAAACGATCATCTGAATCCGATATTTCTTTACAAACGTGTGACATTTTACCATGAGATATTAAAAGTTTAAAATCTTTTTCTTTAGGATTATGTACATAAACATCTCTGACTTGGCCAGTATGTGTATCACGTTTATCATACATATCAGGTAAGTCATCTCTATCTAATCTAACATATGCAAATTCAGGACGATCTAATATTCTTTTTGCAATATTAGATGCAACAATTGGATCAGAGGCCGTGTAAATGTTAGAGTTTACTATTGACCTAAGACAAGCATACTCTTCCGTAACGTAGTGTGTTGGTCCTGAGTCACAGTAACCTATACCGACACCAACTGAAATTAAAGTGATAGGTAAGTTCATAATTCCTGGCCCACACTTAATTTGTTCTAAAGCTCTCATTGAGAGAAAAGGTGCCATAGCATAACAAAACACTTTTTTTCCTTCAAGTGCAAGTCCTACGGCTACATCTATCATAGCTTGTTCTGATATGCCACAATGTATAAAATTATCTGGGTAATCTTTTCTTAGATCATCAAGAGCCGGTGCTCCGAAGTCTGCACTAAGAAAAAAAATATCTTTATCAAACTTTAAGTTTTCTTTAATTCTTTCTATAAAGGCGTCACGCTGATACATTATTAATCTCCTTACGACATTGTTCAATTTCTGCTTCACTCATTTTATTCATGTAATGCCAATTAGGTTTGTTTTCCATTAATGAAAAACCTTTACCTTTTACAGTTCTTGATAGGATTATTTTTGGTACATCCACTTTAACATCTAAAGCTGCTTTTAGTTCAGAAGTTGAATGTCCATCAACATCAAATATTTCAAAACCAAAACCTTCTAATTTATCTTTAATAGGTTCTAAACTAACACAATCTTTAGTTTCACCTAGAATAATTAAATTATTGATGTCTATAAAAATTGTTAAGTTTTTTGGTTTGTAATGAGCTGCAAATATTAAAGCTTCCCATGTTGAACCTTCATATAGCTCACCTTCGCTTATGACAACATAAACATTTTTTGTATAATACTCTTTGTTAGATTCTGCCATACACATACCTAAACCAACTCCAACGCCATGACCTAAAGAACCTGATGTTACGTCAATACCTGGAATTGATATATTACCAAAAACTCTTAAACAAGAATCTTTTGATCCCCAATTATCCCACTCTTTTTGTGGTATGATACCTAATTTAGTAAGTATAGGATATAGTGTAACAGTAGCATGACCTTTACTAATTAAGACTTTATCAAAATTAGGCCGGACAAATCCACCGTGATATAAGGTAGTTGCTATTTCAACCATAGAAAAAGTTGAACCTGGATGACCTTGGCCAACTTCTACAAACTTTTCAAATAGTTCTGATCTGTATTCTTGAGCTTGTATTTGTAATTCATTATCATTCATATCAATCTCCATTCACTTTTAATTATATTTAATCTCCAAGTATTTTTCTTTTCAACCTTATTTTTTCCATTTCAATTACATTATTTCTTGATTCAACACCAAACTTCTTTTCAACTAAATCAATAAAAGGTTTATGAGTAAAATATTTGTGCCACGCATCATCTCTAAATTTTAAAACCTCTGCACCTGTAAGGTATTTAGTTCGTAGTGGCCGACACTCATAGGATAAAAAAGCATACTCTTCAAATCTATCTGGTATATCCCAACCTTGTTTTCTTGCATACAAGTGTAATGGACTTCCTGGAAGAGCCATAGCTGCATAGAAGTTTGCGTGTTCAGTATTTAACTCAAGTGCTAGGTCTAATGTTTCTTGCATATTACCATAATCTTCTTCAGGAAAACCAAACATATAATTACCGAGAATGTTTATATCAGCAGCTTTTATATTCTTCACAACTTCACGAATATTTACCTGTTTAAATCTACCCTTATCAATTTCTAATCTTACTTGTTGATTACCAGCTTCTATACCTAAACACAGCCAATTAACACCAGCCTTTTTGAAAAGTTCAAGTTGATCTTTTCTTACAGAATCAACTCTAGCATAAGCCCAAAAATTAAATTTCAATCCTCTTTGTATAAGTCCTTCAAGAATAGGTACATAATACTTTCTGTTTAAGAAAAACATTTCATCAGTTAATCTTACAGTCCTAACACCTTGTTCATAAAGATATTCAAATTCTTTTAATATTAATTGAGGATCCCAGAATCTCATACCTTTTGAATCAGCTGAAGTTACATCATTACCATGTGATGTTCTATTTACAATATTAATCATACAAAAGTTACAAGCAAAAGAACAACCTAATGAAGTGTATATAGCTGCAAATGGTGTTCTGTTTTCATGTGAAAAATTAGAGTGCCAAAAATGGGCTCTATATTTTTTCAAGTCTATTAAATCCCAAGCATAACCTGGCATCATTGTATTCATGTCTTTTGTTTGAACAATTTTTCCTGGAGTAGATGGTCTCGGTAAACCTTTTTCTTTATACCATATACCAGGAACTTTATCTAACTCATCTTCAAAATTAGTTTCAAGTAAAGCTAAAAGACCATATATTCCTTCATTAATAAAAGCAAAGTCGCAATAATCTTTTTGTACAACTTCATTAGGTAAAGCTGAAGCATGAGAACCTATGAAAGCCGTTTTTAAATTTGAATGACTTTTTTTAAGTTGACTTGCAAGAGATGAAGCACCAATCATCATAGTGGTGCCTGAATTTGGATTTTGTCCATATAAAACAAACACAACTAATTTTGGTTTATATGAGTTTATTTCATCAGCGGCTTCTTCATCAGATTTATAATCGGCTTCATAATCTAATAATATAGGTTCATAACCTTTTGCACGAACAGAATTAGCTAATAGTAATGCCCAAGTGGGAGTTTCTATTGCTGAATGAGTTTTCGCTAAATCTTGATATGCTTTTTTACCAACTGATGGTATCACAAATACTACTGGCCATTGTTTATTCATTATTTTTTCCAAAACTTTTTTCAAAAGTATTTACTAAATTTTCCACCAACTCTCTATTTTTGATATGTTCTTCTTCAACATCATCTTTTGATTGTCCATGATATTTAACAGCTACTTTATGATAAACCATCAATTCATTAAGTGTTGTCATAGTATTAAGACCTACACCATCAGATAATTTAGAATTACCGGGTAAAAGAAACTCACCTAAAACACGACCAAATTTACCTGATCTATCTTTTTGTGTTTTTAATGTTTGCATAGAACCTACCGGTAAATATGTTTCAACATATTTTTTTGCAAAAAGTCCATATTTTTTTTCTACTAAATCTCTGGTTCTAGATTCTGGTGTATCAATGCCATATAGACGTATTCTTTCTTTGTGTATCCAAAGACCAAAACCTAAGTCAATATCAACATCTACTGTGTCACCATCAACTATTCTTACTATTTTACAATTATATTCAAACATATTAGTGTACCCGTTTTAGTGTTCTTTTTTCTTTTAAAGCTTGTCTAATTTCACTTATTTCATCCTCATTTAAATCTGACTCATCTTCAAATATTTTATCTTCGCCGATTTCTTCCATTCTCTGTTTAGCATCAATTACTATATTTTCATAATATTCTTTCATTTCACCTTTAGGTTCAAATATAGTTAATACATTTATAGAATCTATAAGTGCTATGTCATCTTGCACCATTTCTACTGGCAGCCATGGTAACATATACATCATTGGGCCTGCTTTTTGTGATGGTGTTCTTTTAAAAATTATGTGCATTGGATTTTCCAATGTAACTTTTTTTTCTTTTTTATCTTCTGTAAAAGAAGCTATCACATCTTCTCCAGATTTTAATCTTACTATTTTTATCTCTTTATTTTCCATTTTTTAACTCTATGTTATAAAATTTGTAAGGAAACTTTTCCTCATCATAAATTTTACACCTCTCTATAAAATGTTTGATTGTATAATTAGCAAACTTACCTACACGAAAATCATCAACTATATCAAACAAGGTGGCTTTTTCTTTTTGTTCACTTTTACGGAGACCCCTCCCTATTGATTGTAGATTTCGTATTCTTGATTTAGATGGACTTGCAAAGATTATATTATGTAGATTACGAATGTTGATACCGGTACTAAAAGTACCATAACTGGCCACAACAATTGCATCTGTTTCAACTTCAAGAATTGATCTAACCGATTCTCTAATCTCTGTATCAGTACCACCAAAAACAAAAAATGTTTTTCTTTTACCTGACTTTTCTTTAATAGTTTCATATAAATTTTTACCATGTTTTTCAACATATTGATATAAAATTAATGTATTACCATCTAAAGATAAAGTTAAGTTGCGAATAAAGTTATTTCTAGCTTGACATCTGACTATGTAATCTATTTCTGTATTATAGTCCCACTTTCTAGCTTGTTGTTTTATTACTTCATCATATTTTAAAATTAAACACTTTATTCTAAAATCAGCAAGTTGTCCTCTCTCTATAAGTTCTGATGTTGTTGTAGCTTTATAAACAGGGCCAAAGAGTCCTTCTAAAACTAATCTATGTGTCTGAGTACCATCTAAGGTGCCTGTTGTTCCTATCCTGTATTTAGAGTTAATGCAATTTGATAGTATCGTAGTAAGTGATTTGGCTTTAAATTGATGTGCCTCATCACCAATTACAAAATCAAACTGTTCAAAATATCCTTTGTCATTTTTATATACTGATTGCCATGTAGATATTGTTAAAAAACTATTTGTGTGTTTTTCTTTACCTGAATATTGGCGATGACAATACTTGTCGGAATCAAAACCATAAGATTTGAAATCTGTAAACATTTGTTCAACAAGTGAGGTAGTTGGTACGATTAAAAGACCTTTGATATGATCTTTCATCAAATATCGTATAATTAAATAAAGTATGAGTGATTTACCAGATGCTGTTGGTGATAGTATAAGCCTTCTTTTATTTCTTATACTTTGTACAAATGATTGTAATTGATAATCTCTAACTTTAAAAGGTAAATCTAATGTCTTGGTGAAGTCTACTGCCTCAACTAGAGATAGAGAATGTGTTATGTTAACATCTGGAGATAGTTCGAGCTTATAATCTCTTTCGGAACAAAATTTTTTTATATGGGGAATTAGCCCATAATATATTGTTTTGTTTCGCCGGTCAAATAGACAAATTTTACCATCCCATGATCTGTTCCTGTAGGCCGGCATAAAACGATAACCAGGAACGTGAAAAGTAAAATAACCAGATAATTCCATTTCATAGTGTGGCTCACATTCGACTTTTAAGAAAGCTTCATTTAATTTATGTAATACTATATCACTCAATTATATACCTTGTATAAATTTTTCCCAATCAATTAATGATCTAAGTTGAAACGTCCTACTATGTAATTCCTTTAATATACTTGTACATAGTTCTACTATTTCATCATGATAAACTTTTGTTGCCATGTACTTACTTAAATCCGTATCACTCTCTAAATATGTATTCAACTCGGATTTGAGTACATACTGAAAAGGTTCCCAACCTCTTTCTTTTAATTCTTCTTGACTCATCTTACCTGTATAATATTCCCACTTCACTCTCTTAAGCTTTATATATTTAAACTCAGCATCTTTTGAGAGTAGTCGGTGTCTTGAAAGAATATTAAGATATTTACTGTGTAAATTTGGTATCTTAGATAATTCTTTGCCTGGTTCAGTACGATCTATATCACAATCTTTTTTCCATAATTCAAGTAGTTCATCAATTTGTTTCATAATTTACCTCCTTCTAGGAGGGTACACTATTTTTTATAATTTTTCAACATTATAATAGGCAAATCTGAATGTGGCATCAGCTGTAAGTATCTCATCAGGAGAATCTGCTGAGTTAATTACAAACGTAGAAAGTGTGGTAGGAAAAGCATCTTTAAATTTAAACCTAAATCTAGGATTATTTGATGATGAAAATAAGGTAAGTGAGGCATCATGAAATTGTGGAAATTTAGGTAAGTTACCAGCTATTTTATTTAATTTACTCATATTTTTATAATCTGCATAACCCTCAGGGAATGACATAGCACGAAGCCAATCATGTATTTCCAACCAACTTTTTAAATCTTCATCAATTAAAAATGTTACGTTTAATAAATCATACATTGGTTTATCACCAGGTGAAAACAAATCCACAAATGGTGTATTAAACATGGCTTCACCAATTGATAATCCAGGCACAGTTACAGATTGGCAAAAATATTGCAAATTTGGTGCTCTCGCAAACGAAAATATAAATTTATTCGGATGTAAGAAATTAGGATTACTAGGGTTTGTATCTGATATGCCTGCCATCTTCTATTTATATAAGTTTGAAAGGCGGAAACCAAAAAAAAAGAGGAACCGAAGTTCCTCTTTTAAAGTAAAACAAAAGATTACATCAAGTTTGAAACTTGGAAAGTACGATAATATTGATTCGTATTAGTTGTAATCGCACCTTGAGTTGTAGCTGCAGTACCATCAGCAAATGGATTAGATACTAGACCATAACGAGTCTTAAATCCAATTTTTGGTTGGAATGTATCTTGACCAACTGCTCTGACCATTTGTAATGGAACATATGGACAATAGAACAGGCCAGCGTCATAAGCATTTGAACCTTTATATCCAACTGTACAAAACTCATTAGCTGAACTTGCAGGCGTATAAGGGTCAATGTAGACTTTAATTCTTCCAAACATAGTACCAGCAAATGTGTTTCCAGTATCATCTACTTGAAGATTTACTTGTCCTTGTAAAGCTGAATTGTAGTCGAGTAAACCTGCCATAGCGAGGGCTGATGCCACATCACTTGAGCAAATCATCATATTACCTTTTCCTCTACGAGTCAACTTGGCGATAGCATTTGCTTCACGCTCTATTTGGAATGCAAGACCTTTAACTTTCTCAACCATCCAACGACCGTTTGAGTCAGTATCTAAGTCAAATCTACCTCTTGCTACTGTACCAACACCAGCACCAATCACGGAACTCATGTAAATAGCACGAACAACTTCACGATTGATTTCAGCAAGTATTTCTGCTGATAAGATGTTAGATAATTCTGTTTCAGCGTCAAGACCGTGAACTGCTTTTAAGTCTTGTGCAAGTTCCATGGAATACTCTGCTTTTAGAGCTCTTGTCTTAGCAGTTACGGTTACTTTCTCAATTGAGAAGGCCATTTCATGGAAAGTGTTACCTGTATCTCCGCCTAAAGCTTCTGCCTTAGATGTTGCCATACCGAAATCAGGAACAGCGTTACCAGTAAATACAGCGGTTGGTGGTACACCTCCAATTGCGAGTGCTTGTGGAGAATTACCTTCTGAAGCAGAGTGAGCCGTATTAGCCTCGTTATAAAATGCCTCATTACCACTTTGATTATCAAATTTAGCTCTCATAGCAAAGATAAGGCCGGTTGGTCCAGTCATTGGCTGAACACCGCAAATATCATACGCAATAAGATTTGGTAAACTTCTTCTGACTAATGAAATAAGAATTGGATCAAAACCAGCTACTGGAGCGGCGGCAGAGCCTCCGAAACCAGCGATACCAGCATCCGTTTGTGAAGCATTGGTTGTTGGTGTCTCAGTCAACATTCCTGCTTTTTTCATTTCAATTGCTTGATTCTCAAGAATTACGGCTGTTACCGCTTTCTTGTAAGGGTCGTCAATCTTTGGTAGATCAGGATGATCTAAGACTCCTCCCCATTTTTTTTGTAGACTTTCTGAAAGATACATCTTTTTCTCCTAGTTCTAGTTTATGTTATTTTTTTGATTTTGAAATAGCGTTG